CAGGATAGAAATTCAATGAACCACTTGATAGATTTTCTCTTTGGAAAAACATTTCAATTGATGAATTTAAATCAGCACCAAATTCCTCCTGAACAATTTCTGGTTCATTATAATTTATCAAACAATTAACTCTAAAACCAATATCATAAAATTTTGCTGTTGACTCACCATATAAATTGTCCTCCGTTCTATCTACATTCACTTTATAAATGTCAACCGATTGTCCGACAATTTCATCAATCAATTCTTCATTCATTTGATTAATTAAATCAAATTCTTTTTGTGGTATAAAA